GTTACGCTGCCACTCTTCTCGTCTAACGCTCTCTGTACAGACTCTTTAAGCGATAACAGCTTCTGGTCAAACGAAGCATGAGGATTGTGGTCATAATCGATAATCATGATGTGCTAACCCCTTTCAGATTAATTAGCGTACAAATATCCCCAGTATACTTTCCCTGTCTGCGTTGTATCTGAGTGGTTGTAGCACAAGACTCCTGAGTATGTGGAACCTGCACCTTCAATCATTGTCCCAACGATATCGATCTTAGGATTGTCGCACCATGCGTATGCGATTCCCAGCTCCGTTATGCCAGCATCATATTGCAACAGTGTCTGTGCCTTCGCAGCCAGCGTAACATTTTCATTTGTGTCATACACACGGATTCTGTTTGCATTTGTCGCAATGCCGTTCAGCTTTGTCTTATCTGCTGCGCTCATAAGTCCGTTTGCGCTGGTCGTTGCATCTGAGTATGTAGTATTCGCATCATCTCTCCATGCAGGATTGCCGGATGAATCTGTCTTCCATACCTTGTTGGAAACAGCACCAGGCGCAGCAACATATCCGGCTACAGTCTTGCTGTTTGCGTTCCATGTGTTGGTGTCCGTAAATACAGCGTTTGCAGGGACATCAGATGCTACAGTGTGGTTATTGACTGTTGTCGCATTATCAGCATTTGTTGCCTGAACCGCATTTGTAGCTGTGGCAGCATTGCCGTTGTACTGTGTCGCTGTAAGGCCAAGAACAGAACTTATCTTGTTTCTGATGTATGTCCACATGGTCTCATTGCCGTTCGCAGCTGCCTTGGCTTCGACAATGCCATCCTCTATGTTGTTAAAGTTCTCGGCAGACAGAGCAGTCTGTTCCGGCACCCATGTTCTTCTTGTATATGCCATTGTGATTTCCTCCTATAACTTTCCGAATGTTCCGGCTCTGAATCTGCGAGAGAGCGACTTGATGCTGCACTCTCCACGGCCTTCAAGCCTGATGGAATATCTGTCGCATCTTCTCGGAATGATAGGTATGATCTCTCCGCCTATCTCCGGTGGTTCGTATGTCTGCACAAGCTCCCACTCGCCTTCGTCAAGCGAAATGTACACCTTCAGCCATCTGTCGATGCCGATGGAGATATCGTCCTCTGTGACCAGCACCTCGTTATCTTCATTGCCAAGATCAGTGCCTGTTATGTCCTTTCTCGGCATGAGTCTGAGTGAGATCCTGCTGTAGATCTTTTTGTTTTCGTAGTATTCATCAAACGGCCCAAACTCAGCCATCCACTCCAGGGAGCCGAATTCTTCTGTTGTTCTGTCTGAGCCGATGGTCTTGATGTCACCTGAAAGCACTCCGCCACAGCACAGAAGCCATTTCGAGCAGATCGCCTCAGGAGCATCACAGACGAGGACATCCGAGTCGTATTCGATGTAGTACAGCGTGTTCTTGATCATGCTGGTCGAGCGCATCCTTGTGCTGTCTTCCTTGTGCCATACCTTCAGGTCGGTGTCGTACACAAGCAGCTCATATCCGCCTGACTCTCTCTGAAGGCTGACATAATACTTACGGCCCTCAGTACCGGCAACAGCATTCCGTGACTTCTCATTCAAGTTGTCGCTGATGCATACAGGCGAATTGCCGTAGTATGCCATGATACCTATCTTCGACTTGTAAAAGACCACATCGTTGATGGTCACAACCGACTTGCTCGAATTGGTCTCTACTCCGAAGCACTTCGCATTGGTTATCTGGAATGACGATGGTGAGGAGCCGTAGACTCTTGCCATTGAATCTTCCTTGAAAAAGATGATGTGGTTCGAGTATTCGCCTACAGCTGTCCACAGTCCGTCTGTTCCCTGCTGTGCGTAGTATGAGTCGAGAGATGCCCCCTGGAAGTATTGCCAGTTCTTAGGATCACCCAGCTTGCAGGCATAGATCGTGTTATCCGCATTGGACACACCCCACAGTCTGTTGTTCCATTCGATAACGAAGTCCAGGTCAGGCATCGTCCTGCTGACAGTTCCGGTCAGCGTTATGCCTGTGGCACCTTCGCCTATCATCTCGATGAATGTCTCATACGGCAGGACAAGTGTGTTCGTGTTCTCAACAGACTCAACGATGCATGACACATTGCACTGCATGGTCTTTGCGCTGCCGTTCTGCGTATATGCAAGAGTGCCGGTGATGTTCAGAGCATCGTCATAACTGAAGCCATGCCCAGCACTCATAGTGATCTTTGCTGATGTTCCGCTGGATATATCCACGGTCTTCTCATTCACGAATACGCTGGACTCAAGGCTGCCGAACTGCCCTATCGTCACTGTGTCATCATTCCTGAACAGTTCGAGATATGTCTTCTGTGGGAAGAAACACACCTTGTTGTTGATGGCCACCATATGCGATGCTGAAGTAAGGCCGGTGACTGCGTTAACCTTGTTGCCGTCATAATAGAAGTTGACTGTGTCCTCTCCGTCAGCTGCGATAAGACAGTTCTTCCCATGTTTCGCCATGATCTGTATCGGTCTTACCGCACCGCTAGGCATGGCCACATCACCTCTTGGCTTGCGGACACTGAGGATCGGATAGTTGTCGGATGTCAGGTTCAGCATGTCAGCCATCGCACCATCCGGAACAACAGCTCTTCTGTCGAGGCCCTTGAATTCAATGATCTGATCTACGACAGGCGGAAGTTTGTTGATTGGTCTTACTAGGTTTGCCATGTCTCACCACCACCTTTAAAAAACATTTCTGAAGCGTGAAGGTCTGCCCCATCCGGATTGTGCCTGCTTTGTGCGCACTACCCAGTCAACAAAGTCCCTGAAATCCTGTACATGCTGCATCTGATTGTTTTCGTAGGATGCATACTCTTCGTTTGCATAGTCAATCATTGCCTTGACATACGATACATACAGCCTGTCATACGGAGCAGGGACCAGCATCTCTTCCTCTTTGTCGGCCTCTGTGTTCTCATAGGCCGGTGTGTATCCCATGTTGAGCTGGTCTGCGACTTCTGCTTCTATCTCGTTAATGAATGCGATCAGCCTTTCGTCACCGAAGCTGTTAGGCTTCTCGTCTTTTATCTTTGCCAAAAGTGTGTTGATCGTCATTGTTGTTGTTCTCCTATTTAGAATTTGAGGCAGGCCATTACAGCCTGCCTCTGTTAGTCTGTAATCCTACAGATCGGTTACCTGTCTCTCGAGTTTCTTGCTGTTCTCTCTTGCGACCATTACCTGTTCACTGGAGTTCTGCAGCACCTCTGCAACAGCCTTGGTTACTCGCACCTGTTTGCCCTTCTGTATCTTGGTGAAATATCCATTGATGCCTACTGTCACTTCAGGATCTTCACCATCGATGTAAGGAATGAATACAAGCACTCTCTCCTCTTCTGTTGAATTGGTTTCTTCTTTCTCGATATCAGGATTCTTCTTTGCAGCCATTTCTATAACTCCTTTCATGGAGCCTGGCACTAGTTAGCTTCAGCAGTTGTGAATGTTGAAGTATGCTCGATTCTTACCATGTACTCTTCAGTAAGGATCTTAGCTACCTTGTTCAGTTTCCAACCCATTGTTGCTCTCTGGTTGAGTGGGTCTGCTGTTCCGCCAGAGCCAAGCTGTTTAGCAATTGTCTGAATTCCACCACCATTGATAGAAGTTACACCGAATGCATTCTGTCCGAGAACCAGTGTGCCATAGATAGGCAGGCTGCCGGAGTTCGAGAAGATCTTAGCTTCTGTAGACTCTACGAATCTTACTCCGTACATCTTGCCGATCTCTCCCTCGAAGATTCTTCCGGAGCCGGCATACTTGTTAGCATCTACCCACTCACTATCGTTCATCAGTTCGTATGTAGTATCAGGATGTACGATAGCTACATAGTCTCCGTTGATGGTAGGTGCGTTGACTCTCTTCAGAAGTCTTACAGCCTTCTTGATGTCAGCGATCTTCAGCACATCACCCGCAGCAAGATTAGCTCTTGATGTTTTGCCGTTTGCGTACATTACGTTTGTACCAGCTGCGAGGACATCCCTTGTCAGAGTGTCGGAAGTTCTTCCTGCCTGGCTTGCAAGAATCTTGGTGATCTCAGCCATGTTGTTGTCGAATGCTGTGAGATTCAGCATGTCAGTTGTTGTGATGTATGCACCATACTGCTTGACAGTAGCTGTGATGGCTGTTACACCATAGTTCTGTCCGTCCGGAGTGATACCTTCAACAAGCTCTGTAGTGATCTTTGGCAGTGAATTGAACTTTCTGAACTCGATTGTCTTGCCGTTGCCGGAAGGAATAGGTCTCTTCTGACCAAACTGGTCATGGATCAGTGCCGGCTCTGCGAGTCTGATGAGGGCCTTGTCATAGAAGGTCTTCATTTCAGGACTCAGGTCCTGATTGTTTGTGTATGTACCTGTGCTTGGTGACTGACCTGTCCAGTTAGGATTAAGCGGTGTGTAGTTCTGCTGTGCAGATTCTCCGTCAAAAGTGTAGAAATTCGGAATTCTCTTAAACATTGTCTTTTCTCCCTTCATCTATGTTCGATATAGACGAGGGAATCAGCCTAGAAGGATACAGAAGCACCTTCCTCTGTAACTCTTCTCAGGATCTCGTCCATATCTTCGTTCGTTAACGCTGAAGGATCTGATCTGCGCTGAATTGCCGGTGCATGTCTGAGACCGTTCTCGTTCGGCCTTGCAGCTCTCTGTCTGATGTTCTGTACAGTCTGCTGTGATGCCTGCTGTGCTGACTGGGCTGTCGCACCATGCATGATCTCACCAAGGTGAGTGCTGACGAATGCCTGCTCAACACTGAAACCATTGTCCAGGAGTCTTGCAAACTCGTCATTATTCTGAATCTCAAGTCCAAGGTCAAATGCAGGGAACATCTGTCTCAGCTCGTCAGCTTCGGATTCCCATCTTCCGTACATCTCATTCGCTCTCTGCTGCTGCTCATAGGCTTCGGTTATCTGTCTGCCTCTCTCCGCATCTGCTTTGAGTCTGAGATTCTCCTTGTACTGTTCGATGTCCAGACCGGCTCTCTCTGCTCCGGCCTTGTAGAAGTTCTCATCGTTGGCGATTGCGTTCTTCAGTCCTTCGAAGTCTCCGGCTTTCAGTCCGTAGTTCAGGAACAGAGGGGCGAGATCATCGCTTATCTGATTTACTTGGCCCTGTAGATCAGCCTGGTTCTTGAATCTGTCCTGTATAGCACTTGAGACTCTCTGCCCTAACATGTCGTGGAATCGTCCACCTTTACCTGTCAGAGCTTCCCATTCTGCATCGAGGTCATCTGCCTCGTCTGCAGCTGTGTCAGAGCCGACCTGACTTGCCTGTGCCTCATCCCCTGGAGCAATGCCATACTCTATGCGCTCCGAATCAGCACCTGGCTGCATCTGCTGACTGAAGGGATCTTCCATCCCTATCTCAGCCATGAATGCGCTGGCTTCTGCACCGAGACCACTACCATCACCTTCACCATCGAAGCTGTAGAAGTTCGGTGTCCTTTTTCTGTAGTCCATAGTCTTTGTCCTTTCTGTTGTTGTTTTTATGCATGGTCACGATCCATGTCTTTGACTATGCTGTCATTGTAAAAAAATAGGGGCAGACATTTCGTCTACCCCTTTTTCCATCACTTGATCTTCAGGAAAAACGGAAACTGATCCGCAATCTTTTTATAGGTCTCATGCGCTGCTCTGAATGCTTCGACAAGCGGATAGCTTGCTCCTCGGATGTGCATGATTACTACACCATCAGCTTCATACAGAGCCTCTTCCAGGTCTACATGATTTCTCTCACATGCTGAGATCAGCAGCTCTTTCAGTGTGCTGCACATGATGCAGACATCCTTCTTCTCACTGTGGTTCCTGCATTCGAAGTCGATATTCCCATTAGCGTCTATACGCATCTTCTCCTCGGTCATCTGCTGTCACCATCCTTTACTGTGGCGAAGCAGCATTAGCTGATCTCTGCCTTATCCTGTCTGCGTAGCTGTTGCCTGTCGAGTTGACTCTCTCTTCCGGTGTGCCTTCACTTGGTGCGCTCATCGGTGTCTGAGGAGCCGGCATCTGCATTGGATCTAACAGTCCTGCCTGCATTGCCATCTGTCCGAATGCAGGGTCGATCATGGACTGATTCTGTATCAGCTGCATTGCGCTCTGGAACTGCTGGAGCATGATGCTGTTCTGCTCTATCTGCTGCTTGACCTTGTCCTTGCCTTCAAACTCCATCATGTCGATGCATACAAGCGCAGGCTGACTGTTCTCCGGAGCAAACAGTCCAAGGCCGTACAGCTCTTTCGCAGTCTCGTTCTGTGCTGCCCTTGAGAACGGAGATGACTTCTCAGCTGTTACTTCGATGTCGAACATCGGTCTTCTGTGTCTTACAGTGCCATCAGGCAGAGGCATGTCAGCCTTGATGCCATGATTGTTGTAGTCAGCAAATGTGTAGCCACCCATGCCATCATCGATACGGAAGGACCTTGTTTCATCGTAGAACTGTCTTATCAGCTCAATGATCAGATAGTATTCTTCCCTGGAGCCTCGATACATCTCCTTGTTGACATCTCTACTCAGTTTAGATCCTGCCTCTTGTAACGCTGCTCATTTGTGTTCATGTAGGTTCGTTACTCCTACACCGCATTTCTGCTGCCCTATGTCACCATAGGGATCGGACTATATCATCATCTCTGTTGCGAGATGCCAGGCACTTCCATCCACTTGGATGTACTCTACTCGGTTCGTTACCCTTTCGATAGTCTCTGAACCTTCCTCATCTCTGAGGCTTGGCTGCTGATTGTCTCTTTTGAGATTTTCCAGCAATTCACCTGGTTTTCATAAGGGATTGCTCCCCTATGCCACTGCTTTGTTAATGGCACTTGCTGCGGTTACTCCTGAAGCTGTGCTGCCCTGTGAGAAGTCTCTGTTTCCGGATGTCTCTTTCAGTTCCTCAATCTTCTGTACAAGATGGTTCTGCGCTGCTGGTGGTACTGTGTCAACATCTATCTGCTTGATGCTCTGACCAAGATCTCCGGCACCTACCTCGACCAGCTCGTTGTTCCAGTCTGCAAAGTCATCGGCATTGAATTCAGCATTCTTCTTCACCCAGAATCTAGGCTTTGCCTTCATCAGTGCATTCTTGATGATCGCCTGGTCAAGTTTGTCGATGTCCTTCTGTGGGTTCTTCATGATGTCCAGGTATCCGAATCCCCACGGAGAGTCCTTGATAGGGAAACATCTTCTGATGACAAACGGATATTTGCCATGTGCGTAGAAGCCTTCTTCGTATCCAGGCTCATTCTCTGAGCAGAATGCCAACTGATCACCTACGATGATTGCAAGATGCACTACAGTCCTCGGTATCTGCACTGTCATCTGCATGCCTGTGACCGGATCAGGAACCCCTGTCGGTACGCTCTGCGCTACAGTCCGCTTGTAGTACATATTGACTACCGGCACACAGTTTGATGTGTCGATGTTGTCATCATGGATGTACTTCACGATGGTGCCATCCTCTTCAGGACCTATCTTGTCAGCGATCTCAGGATACTGAATCCTTACTGCGTCAACATCCTCGATGCTCACATAGTACACTTTGTCTGAGTCCTGGATGTCCTCGACTCCAGGCTGCCAGAACAGATTATGCACATCGACATTGGTGATGCTGACATCTCCGAGTCCTTCGTGCTTGTTCTTGTCCCAGAATATTCCGGTGATGCATGCACCATCGATTACAAAGTCCCATCCCATTGTCCTGTAGACTTGCTCATAATCATTCTGCTCAAGGATGGTCGGGATGATGCTGGTCAGCATCTGTGCCTCTGCCTCGTCATCTGCCTCTCTCGGCAGGATGTTCGGCTTCGGAAAGCTGTCCATGATGTCTGCATGTTTGTTCAAAAGTGAGTTGATAGTCCACGCAGATCCGACTGAGACATTGGCTTTGCGTCCTTCGTTTGTCTCACTGATGGCATCCCAGTGCCTGAGTCTCCACCACATCTGATTCTCTGTGGCCTTGTTGTCTACACTGCGCTTACCATCTGCGTACTTCTGTAGGTCTTCGACAGCTCTGCCTATCTCAAGCTCTCCGAATGGCCTTGTGTCCAGCAGATTCACGATATCTGCCATTCTTTCTTCGTCCATAAGCAATTACCTCTCTATCTCTAAAAACGGCTTACAAAGTCAAATTCGTCCATATACTCGACATCCTCAGTGAGCATATCCAGCGGATCATCCGGTGGCGGAGTCCACTTCTCCTGCTCAGGATGTTTGGCTCTCGGCGCTATCGGTCTTGCCATGCAGACATATCTCCACTCGTCATAGATGTGGTCTTCCATCTTGGTGTCCACATCCTCGACATCTGTTTCTGAGTAAAGCAATGCCGGTATCGTCCTGATGAAGTGCTTACATGTGTTGAACACATAGAACATCGGCAGTCCATCCTCATCGATGGCTAAACGATAATGGCATTGCATCTTCCCTGGCAGTCTGTTATGGTCGCCACGATCAAAATACAATCCGCACTCTTCCAGCTGTTCTGCTATGGAAGGACCACCATCGTTTTTCCATATGGCAGGATCAGCAACACCGAATATCTTTCTGCCTGCCAGCTTTTCGTCTGTGTCCTCGATCTCTCTGATCTTGGCACCCAGCTGCTGCACAGTCCATTCAACACCTGTGTCAGCTTCTCCTGTGCATCCGTACAGCTCTCTGAATCTGTACATCCGTCCTGCCGGTGATATCGCATACCATCCGACTGAGAACGGCTTCGAGTAACCCCAGTCGAGTCCTCGGTATATCGTCCATGTGTCAGGAATGTCGAACGGCTCAATGACATGAGTCCAGTGCCGGTCAAAGTAATGCTCCTGATCATCTCTGAATTCCCCGAACACTTGGCCCTCAAATACATCCCAGCGACCAAAACGCCACGCTTCACGGAGCTTCGCCGGAAGGGCCTCAAGTGTTGCAAGGTACTCCGGCTGTGATTCCATGAGTGCTGTGTTGTCATCTACAAGTGCCTGGATGAACGTATAGTCATCAGGATTCTCGGTCGGCAGGAACTGTCTGTCTATGAATACTCGTTTGATGTACGCATGGCCTTGTCCGCCAGGGTTGCATGTGTAGTAGCATCTCTTCGGGAAACTGTTGACACCACGCAGTGTCGCAGTGATAGCTTTCATCTGGAATTCTGACAACTGCGCTGCTTCGTCCAGGAAGATGATGTCATACTCAAGTCCCTGCAGTCGGTCTAGGTCACCATCCCTTGCACAGTACATGAATTCGATAGTGCTGCCATTGACAAATGTCAGGATCTTGCTGGTGCTGTTGTATGTTGCGAGATCCCTGCACATGCTCTTCAGTATCCGGATGTGGTTTCCTTCAAGCTCCTTGTAAGTCCTTCTGACTATGAGGATCTTGATGCCTGCATAATGGCAAGCAAGCAGGATCGCCTTGACTCTAACGGCCCAGCTTTTGCCTCCGCCTCTTGCTCCGCCATAAGCTACATGCTTTACCTTGCTGTTGAGGAACAGTATCTGCTTCTCATTTGGTCTAGGAAGTCTCAGCACAGCCATTTACTCTGCCCATCCTTCCTCGAATCCTTCTATCCGGATAGCATTGGATGTATCCGGCTTGTAGAAGTTCGCTTTTTCCTTCTCAAACTCGAACCTCTCACGCTCAAGCTGCAGCCTGTCTGCATCGAGGTTGTGCTTCTGGATCTGCTCTGCCTTCTGGATGTTGTACAGAGACCTAGTCATGCTCTCAAGCATCTGCACGATCTGCATTGCTTCTTTCATGCTCTTGGTATCGGCCTTGTCATAGATCTCTTCTGTAGTCTCACCGGTGTTGATGTTCACAGTGAGATGCCGATTGAATTGCTGGCCATCATTCAGCATCTTGCTGACATGGCCCTTCATAAGCTGCAGGAAGTCGGCTTCATCTGACAATTCCGCAGCCATTTTGTTCTCAGTTTTCGATATACTCTTCGATATAACCCTTGATATACTTTCTTTCCTGGTGGCGAACCAGCCTTCAGCCTTTGATCTGTTTGCTATAGTGCGATAGCTCACACCATATTTTTCAGCTAATTTCCTGAGTGATGCGTCAGGGTTAGTCACATACTCATGCTTAATAGCTGCCCAATCATGCCGAATCCCACCAGTTATGTGTGGATCTTTAGGCATAATAAAAGTCTCCTTTCGATACTTAACGATACCGAAAAGAGACTTCCATTTCGTCTGCCCCTTATTCCCAGGTCACATCTCCGTCCTGCTCGATCTCCTTGCCATCCTCGTTGATGTCACCAGGTTTACTGTCTTTGTCCATGTCTTCTGTGTACTTACTCATCTTTTGGTTCTCCCCAACTACAATCCGTCTGCGGAGTATCGGCTTGCTTTATCTTGTCAAGCACTTTGCTCTCAAGACCTTTCAGAAATCTTATCTCTTCCGCAGTTTCGTCATCGTATCTCCACTTTTGTGCGGATTCTTTCGACAGCAAGGACATTGATATGCCGTGATAAAACTGTTGGTATTCTCTTTTGGTAAATTCCATGTTATATCCTTTCTGCAAACTGCCCATTATGAATATATTCGTTCATCGCCCATATCAGAGCCGTTATCTCATAAGCGTCAAGGTTGATTATCGTCCTCGGCTTTTCCTCGGTCTGATGCGATGCGTAGTGCGCTTTACGCAGTACGCTACGGCATACGTTCTCAAGTCCATCGCCAAGATTCCATGCATCACTCATTTGCTCTCTCCTTCTCTGCCGTAAAAATGGTTCGCTGTTGTCGTTCCTTCCATTGTCTGCGGAGTATAGTTACTTATGCCTACACCACACTCGTTACATATGTATGCGTATCTACGCTTGTCTTCTCCGTACTTGCAAGTATCACAATCCGTCTGTGGAGTATCGGCAAACAATTCCGTTGACCTCATAGCCTTTGCGCTAAAGCCATAGCCTTCTGTCTGTGAAGCATTGGCTTTATCAAGGCTGTCGGCTATCTCTGCAAGTTCACGGAGTTTTATCATTGTCGCCTTGCGGTATTTGATGCCTTTGCTATACCTCACATTTGAAACGGCTTCTGAATAAGTCATTGTCTTTGCATATTCTTTGGCTTGTTCGGTATTCATTCCGCTACTCATCTACTCGCTCCTTTCGTCCTGCGGAGTATCGGCATGCTTTATTTCTCTTGCTATCCGATTGAAGCAATCCATGCATATATCTACCTCTTCTGTGTAGAGCCATCCATCGTATGTAACCTTGAATCGTGGATTTGTCATGCGCATTTCCGCTCCGCAAATGTCGCATTTTTTCACAATCATCTACTTGCTCCTTTCCTGCGAACCTTGTTGCGACTTCCACAACAACAACAGAAGTTTAGTTCATTCACATCATCCGCTATCTGAATCTTTCCACACTCGGAGCATCTGTATGTCGCTACATCGGTCTTTGTCCAATAGCCTTGCGGTCTGTCTGCGGACGGGAATTTATCAATCCATTCCTCTACTCTGCAACCGCCATCTTCCGTACACATCGAGCATTCTTTGCAAGCGATGCCATAGCATAGGTCTACTTGGTATCTCTTCAACATCTCTCTGCCGTTTATTAAGTCACTCATCTTTGTCCTCTTCTCCATAACTACAATAGTGGTTCGGTACTGTTGGGTCTTTATGTATGTCGCATCTCATCAATGCACCGCCATCCGATACCCAATACTTGCACTCTCGGCAACGTACTATGTCGATGCTTGGTGCTTTCAGAATGTTCTGTTTCAAATTCTCAAGCACTATTTTCACATCGGAATTGCTAAACTTCTCGATATCGGTATCTATGTACTTGCGAATCAGCTTATCCGCATCTGTATATCTATTCACCGTCTGCTCCTTTCAATAAGGCTCGCAAGAACAATCTCATCTTCATCTAATCGCTTGAGAATACTCGCTACATTGATGCTGTTAAGAATCGTTGCGAGTCCAATCAGCAGTATCGCTATGCTACTCATCGTCTGCTCCTTTCATCCTTGCTCCGCAGTTGGGGCAGTATTTTGAAATTCCTTCATATTCGTAATCCCATCCGAATATGAAGTTAGCTTCACTTTCTCCGCAAACTGAGCATATAATATCTCCTTTTTGGCCTTTAACCCATTCCCCTTGCGGTCTGTTTGCGGATGGTACGCTTCTGATGATGGCTACCGCTGTGTAAGCGTCATGGATTAAAGAATCTCGTCCTTTAAATGCTTCTATCACATCTGATTCCTTAAGTAGTCTGTCACTCATCCTTTTGTCTCTCCTTCCACTGCTCATACTTGTATGTCTCTCTGTCCTCTAGCCTCGAACAAGCTACGATGAGTGCGTAGTCGAGCAAGGCTATAAGTATCATGATTCCAATGAATATCCACTTGATCATTTCTGTCTCCTTCCGACTCGGAGTTCTAGCCCCATAGCATTCAGCAGTCTCTGCAGTTCGTATGTCGGATCTCCCGATCCGTTCTCATACCTTGAGATCGTCTGTCTTGAGATACCGGTCATCTCTGCCAATTGGCGCTGGCTCATTCTCAGCATCTTGCGTCTTGCTCTTAGTGTCTCTGCTACGTTCATCTTGCCACCTCTAGAATGTGATGTCATCCTCTGCAGCAGAGAACGAATCCGGAAGATCATCGAATCCAAGCTGACTCTGCTGCTGCGGAGCCGGTGCCTCCTTCTGTGTTTCCGGTTCCTTCCTGGCTCTGTAGCTGAATTCTGTGATCATCCATACTGATTTGCATCTCTCTTCTCCGGTCTGCTTATCATTCCATGTGCGGAGTGTAGGGAATGCACTGTCGATATATATCTCGTCACCATTCTCAAGTTCTACACCCCTTCTGAACTGCACCTGTTGATACTCATGCTTTCCTGACTCTGTCTTGCCTACTGTGACAGCGTACTGAGGAAACCCGAATTTGTCTGATCTCCAAACCTTTACTCCATAATCGTCTGTAGTGATTTTGATTCCCATTATTAAACCTCCGTAATGTACAGGCCCTTGTAAGCCATCATTTTTTTCTTTAGCTTGTAAACGGCATTATCCTTCGTGGCAGAGGACTTTACATCCTCGATGACCCATTCATCCTTTTCGTTGTCAAAGTAGTAGAAATCGGCAATATAGCGGATGTCACGCACCCATTTGCCATCCTTTCCTCGGAAGGATTCCTGAAGCACGAACGGCTTCTGGAGTTCAAGGTCTCTGATCTTGTGCGTAGCCAGCAGGAATTTCAGCTCCATGTATCGGTTCGCCTCTTTGGTAGAGTCGAAAGTGTATCCGTCTATCTGCTTTTTCCTGTTGCCGTACTTATTCCTCGGCCTCAGTCTGCTTGTCGGAATCCTTGTCATCCTTGTACACCACCTTCCAGTATCTTCCGTGAGGCTCGTCAGCATCAAGCACTATGGCAAACTCTTTTTCACCGGCCCATGCTGCGACATCATCCTCGACCAGTATCCCGTCCGGAGCAAACTGCTCTATCAGATATGCCATCCTCTGCTCATAGATACTGCCGAGCTTATTAAGCTCTGCCATCACAGAATCATTGCCCTTATCAAGTTCGTCCTGGGCCTTTCTCCATCTGGAATAGTAGTCTTTCTTCTGCTGCTCCAGGCTGTTGTTTACGCTGGTAAAGCTCCTGTTTACAGCTCTCAGCTCATCGATCTTCTTCTGCTGTCTCTCTATTCTCTTCTCAGCTCTTCCGAGTGCTGACAGCAGCTTCGCATGTTCCTTCTGGAGTGCGGTTATCTTTTCCTTGTCCAATGCTCTTATATCTCCTTTCTGCTCTTGCTCATATGCCCTTTGCAGATCAATGGCATATGGGCAGCTCATATAATCCGCATCACAGTATCTGTCCATGTGTATCCACTTGGCTTCGAGAGTCTTGAATCTCCGGACCACATCCTCGCAGGATATGGTCTGTCTCTTCTCACTCTGAAAATACGGACACTTTGTGTATCTTGGCATTACTAAACCTCCAACTGATCCCAGGTCATTTGCCTGGGATCTACATCTGTTTTTTCTTTAGGGCCTCTGTATATAACCAGTGCTGATGGGAATGGAGCATTAGCTTTGCCACCGAACTTGATACGGCCCTTAATAAATCTCACTTCAGCTTTATGCTGCACATAGTTCCACCACCATTTAGTATCTGTTCTGCTAAACACCAGGGCCACAACTGTTGTGTTCGGCTTGTGTCCTTCGTAGTAGCATTTACGCATCCAGTTTTTTATATTGCTGTATGGTGGATTACACCATACTGTATGACCCCCCCAATTTTTGAGAAGGCCATCGTCAGCCATCGTGTAGTATTTGTCACACTTATGATTCTCGCCTGTAGCACACGCATCGAGATCAAAATGGAATTCTCTGTCAAGTTCCTGGAACAATGCTTCCGGAGTTTCCCATTCATCCTTCTTGTGAGAAAATAGTGTTTCAGTTTTCATTGCGTTTACCCTTCTCTCGGATCATAGTTATAACCGTACTCATCCGTGTTCGGTACAAACTCGTAGAAGCACTCACCTTCATCGTGCATTCTTTTTTCTCCGAGTGTGCAGCCATCACCATTCTGCAAATTGTAGTAGTGCAGCTTTCCATGCTCGTCTATAGTCAGTTGGTCGTGACAGTTATCTCCTATCCGTCTGATTGTTCCGCTGTCATTGATATAAAGATCTATCAGTCTACTCATCATCTTCTCCTTTACGCAAACACTGCCTCTTCCAGATCACTTCTGAAGAACCAGATTGCACTATCGCTGGTTCCGAAATGGCAGCGGATATATATAAGATCCGGAAAGTATTCTCTGAGAAAATCCGAGAACTCGCTCAGGTCATATTCATCTACGGAGTATTCATCTTTGTAATGTTGCGTGCCGTAGTTCTCAGTGTGCTTGTCGAACCACTTATCTACCAGCATGATCTCTTCAGCGCTCATTGTCTTCTTCTCCTATCTGCCCGTGTTCATCCTTATCTCCCTGTGTTGAATCTAATCATTCCTGTGAGAGGGTCTCTGTAATGACCTATAGGAATCGACTTTGTGTTCTTCCTGATGTGGTTATCTGCAAGATATCTCTGCCTCTCTTTGATGATGTCTATCTTCTGTTCATCTGACAGCTTTGCTCTTGAAAGAGTCTCTCTGAAGAGATATTCATCATCCATCATGACTATCTGACTGCGTTTCATATCAGCTCGATCTCCTCGTCACTACTTAACGACATACTATTACTTATCTCTTCTCTATCTTTATCTATATTAATCTTATCTATACTATACTTACCTATACTGCGGTTCCCGCTTGGCAACCGCTTGGCACCCACTTGGCACCCACTTGGCACCCAAGTGTACGCACCATTGGATTTTACAGTGACTTGAGCTGCTTCATCCTGATATGCCGTAGGAGTATATCTGTCTTTTCTGAGCGTATTCATCATGCGCCAGTGCTTAACGAGGATCACACCTGAGTCGAACCGCATAAGGTAATGTCTGTCGATAAGAGCCTCAAGATCCTGTGCGCCAGCGTGAGCCTTGAACATTGCAAGACTCACCTGGTTACAGAATCCGTCGTCATCAGCTGAAAGATTCAGGTGCATATACAGTGCCTGCGCTGATGCGCTTAATGATGTGAAATTGTCATGGTCAGTGATCTTCTTACTGAGCATCCTTCTTTCAGCCATGATTCCCCCTACTTGTTCTCCTCTACTTCCGGTTCAACATCTATAGCATCTTCTGCGTATCTTGACTCATCATCCGGAATGACAAAGTCATCCATCTTAGCATCCTGATCCTTAGCAAGCTCTTCCTTGAAGTTCAGAGTGACCTCTTCGTTGTTCATGGCCTTGACGAATTCTGATTTCAGAGGAGCATACTTCAGGGCCTGCTTGATAACTGTCTTCTTAGCCATAGCCTCAAAGTTCTTGTTCCACGGTGAATACTCTGATGTTGCAGCCTGACTGTATGTATCTCTATGCTTGATCACATCTTCCTTACTCATGACCTCAAAGCCATAGCCACCGGACTTCAGCTTATAGATTGCATATACCCATACCATCTCACCTTTATTCTTCATTGCAGGCTTATGCTTCAGCTTAGGTTCAAGGCCCAGCTCATAATCGAACTCGTCATTCTCATATACGATATGAGCTTCGATGCTCATGAACTCTCCGGATCTGTGAGCCAGCTCTATCATTCCCCTGTATCCGATCTGGAACTGTGCTTCATCAATCTTTGTCCACCTTCCGTTTACCTTTACATTTCTCTTGTATGGAACAAGATAAGCCTGTCCGAGAGGAGTATTAGGTTCAAGGCCGAGTGCTGCAGCCTGGAGCATCGCACCAATGAATGATGATGGTGTGCATTCTCCGAGTGCAGGATTCATGGTCACTGCTGTAGTTGCCATCCTTGTGAATCTCTCCGGAGTGATGGCACTTGGGAGTGCCTTAGAGATCGCATACTGCGACTTATTGATCCAGTCCTTCATGGACATCTGAGGAGCCTGCTTATTCTGTGCAGGCACATTTACCTTTTCTCCTACCTTTACTGCATTTGTTGCCATATCTTTACTCCTTTACTTTGAAAGATTCCTTGTGCGGAATACTCTGAATTTGCTTATCTCGACCAGCTCCTTATAGATCTTCGGATACCTTGCCTTCAGCTTGGCCGGACTGATATTCGGCTTGGTCTGATTCTTCCAGGAGCATCCGAAGTTATCACCCACGCCCACCTCGTTATCACCGAGCTTTGCGCAGATCCTTGCCTTCAGCTCTTCTGCCTTGTCATGATATTCTTTCTCAAGCGACTTGAATGCTCTGTAATCTCTGACCATAGGATCAAGACCCCATATAGCTATCTCTGTATTCTTCTGCCCTTCCGGGTATAATTCCTTGAGTGTGTCCAGAGAAGATTCCGAACCGTCTGGAGCAGGCATAATGTCGTTCATGATATTATGAGTCCAGAACTCTACTTCGGCAGCTCTCAGGCTGTTTATGAAGTCCTCATCCCTATCTATGGTGAATACATACAGACCCTTCTGCAGAACGAGTATAGCCAGGTACATCTTCTCGAATCCCATAACGCTCATATAGTGCATACATTGGCAGTAATAGTGCGGCGGTATCTCTTCTCCCTCCAAGTTGTATCCGTTGAAGCTCCCCATCGTCTTACATTCGAGTCCGGCATTTTCGCCCACGATCCTTCTGTCTACGTTAGCAGTGAGGAAGTCATACTCATCATCTGCGTACATGAAGAAGTCATTCCTGACCTTCTTGCCTTCCTTCTCGCAGAATCTCTCAGCTACATATGCTTCGAGATCCGTACCGAGTCTCATTGCCTCAGAAGTCTCTTTATCTTTTGACAGGCCCTTCTTATCGGCATATAATGATATAAGGCTTGAATATGGGTTCATGGATACTGTTGCAGCAGCATCCGAACCGCCTATGCTTGACTTGCGGAGTTCTAACCACTCTTCGTGAGTCATCTTTTTCGTATCAGCTATCTTTCTTGGCATTGTCTTTCCTTTCTTCCGTTGGAAATGCAGCTACTAGATTTCTAACCGCATACATTCCGTTGATATAAGCTATCGCATCAATCTCACCTGATGTACTGGCATCGCTCGAATCGATCAACACATCGATCATAGCAATCAATCCCTGTTTTTCTTTAACTGTCATATCTTCCCCTTCCTACAGACATACTCCGCTGCTGTTAGCTACGGCGATAACCATCCATGTTCCAAATGCAGTTGACAGGATCGCCAGCACTGTCCATCCGATCACATTCATAAGTGTTTTCATGTCTATGCTCCTTTCACATACTCCAGGTATTCTCCCTGCTTGTCGAGTCTTGCATCTTCAGAAGCCTTGCTGCCTCTGAGATCCTCATTGGTCTCCTGCAGTTTCTGCCTTGCTCTCCTGATGCTCTCGAAGCTCGGAAGGTTCTTGTCTCTTATCACAGCTCCCCACGGTTTATAGAAATCCACTCCGTAGTATTTGCCGTAGAGAGTCTGAATAAGCTCTCTGTCATCATCCCTTGTGCCAGGGTACTGTCTCAGTACGTTCTCTACCATCTGCTGGATGGTGATAAGTTTAGGTTTCATGCCAGCACCTCTCTTATTGCTCCCTTGACTACAGCTTCTTTGAGCATCTCGATCTGCATCTTCAGTGCAGCGATCTCTCCGTCCTTTTCATCAAGCTGTTCCTGATACTCTGCTACGATTCCGTCATGCATCTCGTCTTGATGGTCGATGACCTGTTCATAGTTGCCGATGCTCATTCTCATCTCATGCTGCTCTTTTCTCAGTCTTGCATTCTCGGCCTTCAGCTCTGCTATCCTGCTTCTGTAGAATTCTTCAGGATTCACATCGCAGCTGATGACTTCAACCTCTTCCGGCATTATCCATTTGAAATTTGTCTTGTCGTGCTTTCCCATTGATTCTCCTTTCCTCACGGATCTTCCTCATCGTCCTCGATGAGATATCTTCCATCGTCATCCCACACTTCCCATGCAGGCTCTCTGTAATCGCCAATGCCTGGCATCATTCTTTCCATTAGGCTCCTCTCTTTCTGAGTGCATCAAACTCTCTGATCCTTGCCACGATGTCATTCTGCTCTCTGACAGCCAGCTCATACTTGAGCATGATCGACATCTCTGTAGCAGTCACATCGAGGATGTCCGCAAGCTGTGCCTGCGAGAGTCCGGCCTGTGCCAGTGCTACTTTGATTCTCTTATTCTTCAAAATCTTCTCCTTTCCTTGTCAGACAAACTGTGATAGATCTCACAAGCCCTGCTGTCAATATGTGTTCTCTCTCCTGTCTTTCCACATGTTCCCCACTTCTTCCTGGCATCGATGTTGCCGAAGCGGTTTAGGTCTCTCATCATGTATGGGCAGTCCAGGCAGTGTGCATTCTCTCCGGCCATCTCATGTTCTTCCACGATGTTCTCCGGCTCTGTCATCTCGACAGAATAAAAGATCCAGAACGAGTTCCCATTTCGCTCGAACTTCGGATTCAGCTCTGCGAGTTCCATCATTACCTGATTGAACTCTGCGCAGGCATCATGTCCGTCTGTTCCGTCTATGAATCTCGACTGGATCACCTTTGTGTGTTTCATATTCGTTCTCCTTAAACTAAAAAAGTGCCTACCTGTTAGGTAGACACATTATAAGTTGGGTACGTTAGATAACTGCGCATTGACTCGCCTGTTGTCTTCACTCCGCATTTTCTCCAAAGTATGCGGTGGCTTTCGCCTTTCGTCTGTTTCACGTTAGTTCGACTAAGTCTTCCTTAGATTTCCGACTTACCGATATCTAACGTACCCTACCCTATTCAACTATCCCGAAATTCATAATTTTCGGAATACTTAGAAAGTTTTACATAAGGGTGCCATCGGCACCCCGTGTCTACCTAAATCAATGATAGCACAAGGTATCCCAATGTCAAGAGGTTTTTTAAACTTCTTTTAAATTATGTTTTTACCGAGTATAATCTTTTTGGGAGGAGAAAACATTATGTATATAAGTAAAAAAACAGCTTTCATTGTTTCAGCTATATGTATGGCCGGCTCCATGCTGATCGTCATAAAGCTGCAGGGGTCCGGTGATGATATGGCCAAAGAGACATCGGCATTCCTTAATGCGCTTGCCATATTTCTGTTCGCAGCTGCAGCGATTATTGCCGGAGTATTCGATTTGTTTCCTGATGAGTAAAGGAAGACCGCAGGCTCTCCCCTATAAGCCTGCGGTCAATCCCAAGGTAGTTACTAATATCTATATGCGTAAGGAGTTCGATACATGAAAAAATGAAGAACATTTTTCATGCTTGTATTGTACGCTTTATCCGCACATTCTTCGACTACCCCTTACTGCTCTGTGCCAGGATGACTTCCGGATCAAGATGGTTGCCATCCTTGTCCATAACACCGAAGTGCAGATGTGGACCTGTCGAGTTGCCTGTAGAGCCTACCTGTCCGATCTGATCACCCTTGCCGACATGGTCACCTACCTTACAGTTGTAACCGGAAAGGTGCATGTACTCGGTCACTTCGCCATTCTCATGTCTGATCCTGACTACGTTTCCGCCACCATACCACCAGTCTGCATAGATGACCTCACCACCATCAGCTGCGTGAACAGGATCGCCCATACTTCCTGCTATATCGAGACCCATGTGATTTGTTGAGCCGATGCCGCCAGGTGATTTTCTACCACCAAACCTTGATGTGATGGTTCCGGTTATAGGCCATGCATATGTTCCGGTGCTTATCCTGTACTTAGGATCTGTGTACTTGCCGGTGTAGTTTCTGTAGTTGTATCTCTGTTTCCAGCACTTGTTGAAGTCTTCCTCAGAGAAGCCTGCCTGGATAAGAGGCACAAGCTCATCGATCATGTACTCTTCGTTGCCGAGTCTCATGGCTGCTTTCAGGTCCTTCGCAGTGTAGCTGTGATAGCACATGTCAGATATCTCTTCGGCTGTGACACCATGATTCAGCATGTACTGCTGCATATCGTACTGGCCTTCCATCTGATCAGCTGTGTTCTCGGCATTGATGGTCGATTTGTAGGATCTCTTGATTCCGTCAAGGAGCTTGGAGTCGAATACTTCCTCTCGTCCGCCATTCCTTACATAGATGTCTCTGAGAGAGTCAATGTAGTCCATGTGGCCTTCTTTCAGCTTGGTTGTGTATCCGTCTGTAAGAGTATCCCACAGCACTTCATCCTTCTGCCCTGCCGGAGCAGATGCAGCTTTCTTGGCTGCCTTCTCTTCGAGTTTGGCCAGCTGCTGCTCTTCCGCCTCAAGTTCCTTGTAGACATCATCCCAGCTACCTTCTGCAGTAGAATCAGAACCCTTGCCGGATGATTCTCCGTCAGATTCGTCTGATCCGAAATCAGTGTGGCTCTTTATGCTGTCAATAAATGAGCTGATCTTCTTGTTTGTATTTCCGTCTGCAGCGAATACATCCGCACCGGTTATCTTGTTGAACCAGTGGAATGCGTTCTTGGTTCCTCTCATAACTGTCTTGCCTGGGAATCCTGCCAGATAACCGAAGCCTCCGAGAAGTTCCGTAAATGCATCATACCAGTCCTCAGCAGATCCGCCTTTCTCCCATGTGGATCTGATCTTCTCGATACCTGTTGTCAGAGTGTCTACCCACTGGAATGCAAGGTTCTGCTGTCCGTAAACGTATTCCCCTTCAAGAGCATTCAGAATAGGCGGAACGATTTCCTTCACGAAGTAGATGTTATTGATTGCATTGACATCATCCTTGAAGTTGTTCGGAAGATTTCTCATGAAATACTTCATGTATTCCTCGTACCAGGCAAGGTTCTCGTCCTCGTCATCGTCTTTTTTCTTCCGCCCTTTTCTTCTGAGCGCATCTATAAGAGACTGCGCAAAGGCTACACATGCAGCCTGCCCAAACCATACAAGAAGTACCCTGGTGAATGCTTTGCTTGCCTTTGATATATTGCCTTTTTTAAGCTCATCTATTGTGTCTACGATGCCCTGCCTGAGAACATTGAAGGACAGAGTAGGTTCTGCCTGGAATGATGTGAGCTGCTTCACAAGACCATTCTTTGATCGCATGTCATTTGATCTGTGGAAAGGAGAGTCAACCACCTGTGTGGTATCAAACACGAACGATGCTCTCTCATTGCAGAGATCCCAGAATTCCTGAGATGATTCATCTATACCCTTATGAGTTGCTTTTACTTCCTTCTTTACAGCCTGCCATATCATGCCCCACGTCATGTTATCGAGTTTGCCATATACTTCTGACATCCAGAAGCCAAGTTTCGATGTTACATCACTTCCGGTCATGACATCCTCTATGTCTCTTCCGAAGTGAGTGTCATAGTAACCCCAAGACTTCCACTGTGCTATTGGGCAATGCTCAAACATCTCTCTTGTAGCCTTTGCAGATGGCTTAACTCCGGCAAAGTATTTCGGATTCATTACAGCCAATGCTCTGACGATTGCAGTAGGTTGCTGTGTAGCTACTCTGAAGTTGATAAACACTGCAGATCTTTTCGCCCTACCTAATGCCCTGTCAAGAACATCATCAAGACCACCATGTCTCTTGAAGCTGTTGCCGTTGATGTCATCCAAGAAGTTCTCAATGTACTGGATCGCCTTGTCTCCGTATGTAGAACGGATGACTTCCTTGACCCTTCTGACCTGACCTGTCTTCTCATCCACAACGGAGCCGTTATAGACTTTCATGAAGTTTGTGAGAGGGACCGCATAAGATGCATACATGTTCATCTCGTTGCAATGGCTTGCTACAACAGTAAAGATATCATCAAGGATGATCGGATTTGATGCATTCTCTACAAGCGGATTGCTGAATCCAGGGTTACGGACCTTCTCACGGATGCCAATCTTTTCAAGCTGTGTTGCTCTTGAATCACCATCGACCTTGATTGGGAAGTAGTTCTCTTCCTTGTACATTGCAATGTCGATCAGCTTGATGGATGTCTTATTACCAAGTTCTGACATGTCTTTCGACATAAGCTGCTGAAGCTGATCGGCAGCACGGATCTGCTCTGGTGTCAATGTACCGATGATCCTCTGTACATCTGCTGGCGTCAGGATTACCCTATCATGGCTGATTTCTCTTCCTTCGGCTATCTCCTTCACCTTATTCTGAATTGCTCCAGGTGTTGTCTCAGCTGCGATCACTCCACCATTGTCAGAGAACATGTGAGCTTGTGCCTGCGGTCTTTTGGACAGACAGTACAGTGACATCTTCTGAGCAACAGTCAATTTCAACGGGCCGTATGTCAAGTCAAATGTCTCAGCACTCTCTGAGTGTCTCCACTCCTCGATGTCACTTCCCTTCTTCCTGCGTCCCTTCCTGTCAGTCTTGTAAAATGGGGCAAGGATGTCCGATATCTTGTCGATGATTTCCTTCTCATTATCGACGTAAGTGTCAAAGCCTTTACGGAGTTCCTTGTACATATCGTACATGCCACTGATCTGCCTGAAGAAGTATATCGGAGTAAGTTCGCCCATGTTTAAGATGTTGTCCAGGAAACCTCTCTTCTTTGCTTTGCCGTACAGATCCTGATGCTCTTTTGCACCCTTGCCGACTTCATCGCACACCTGTTGTGCCTGGTATGCTTCTCTGTCAGTTTCTATCTGGTGCCAGTTTCTGAGAGCTGCACTGAGGCCCTTCATCATGTCTTTGATGGTGTCAAGGTCTTCATTGTCAAGATAGTCAATAGTCTTGCCATCAACCTTCTCAGCGACTTTCTCCATCTTGTCCTTGATGTAGTTGAAGTATGCCTCAAACTCAGTTTCTACAGCCTCTTCCTTGACTACCTTCTGGAGAGCATCCTTGAGCTGTCTGAAGTTAAGCTGCACTCTTGTTGGGATCATGTACTGTTCTTCAAGTTCCTTGCTTCTAGCTTTCTCAAGGTCGAAGCAATGAAGCATTTCAGCAAGAGGCTGGCGAAGCTGCTCAGGAATGTTCTTAGTCCTGTCTTTTGATGGATTCAACAGTTTGCCGGAAAGATCCTTATATTCTTTCAGGATGCTGTTGTACAGCCTTCTATGTACCTGACGCTGTCTGCGCTCCTTGTCTCTTACGTTCCGCTTTTCTTTCTCAGCCTTGACAACTCTGTACTTTTCCGCTTTCAGCCTTCCGATGTTATAGTCTCGGTTTAGCTTCAGTTCAGCGATCTCATACTCATATTTCATTTTCTGAGTTTTCAGCTGACGCTTGTTCTCATCCTTGAGTTCTCTCATCTGCCGATTTTTGCGCTCTTTCCAGAACTTGGTGTAGTCTTTCTGCTTCTGAATCTGCTGGTTCCTGTCCGCTTTTATTTTCCTGATCGCCTCCTCATGCCTCTGCTTCATAGCCTTTGTTCTGGTCTCAAACTTTTCCGTAAGTTCATCAGCTACAGATCTGTATGCTTCGCCTTCGGAAATAATGTCTATCAGACTTGTCGCTACACTGTCTACGAGGTTTGCATATTCTTCCGAAGTATATACTTCTCTGTATGGAGATGTAAGATCAAGAGCGTAATCAATTTGCAGGAGCATATCTATCGGATCGTCCATTTCGGTTGGAAATAGCTCCGGATAATTCTTAGCAAGGTATTTATATACTGCATTTACACTGGAACCATTTTCGGAAAAGCGCATCCTACCGTCATTATCTCTGACAAGCTCTGCAAAATTCTCGTCATACTTCATGTTCTCTGGGATCTGTATCTTTCTTTTAGTTAGATAATCCCTAACACCCTTATACTGTACATACAGATCGTCATTGTAGTCGATGGCATTAACTATGTTTTCTGCAGCTTTCCATGCAGTCTTAGCAAAGTCATCCGTCTTATACGCTTTCATTTCGTACCAGATGATTTTTGCATAGTTCATTGTGTCTTCCAAAACATCAGCCTTGTATTTCTTGTTTGTGCCGGACTCCGACATAACATGTTTCATCATTGCTATGATGTGCTTTTCAACAGAATCCTCGTCAAGTCTATAACCAAAAGTCAGCTCTCTTTCGTTCCAACTATTAATATATTTTTTCTGGAATTCTTCTACTGTTATAGAGTACCTTACCCTACTCTGCTCAAGTACGACATCTCTAAGAGGAATATCGTCAATGCTCTTGGCTGTGGCTGCGATATAATCACGCATTTCATCTTCACTCGGAATGCTCCATCTGATGTCCGGATTCTCTGTAGGATTGGTGTTGCGTGTGTCCTTTACCTGGTTGGAAGAAAATACCTGATAGATGTCTGCATCTAATTCTTGGAAGTTTCTCATAATCAGGCCATCATAGCCTTCACCTTGTGCATATGCTGTAAGCTCCGCAACCTCATCATTGAAGACAATATCACTGCCATCTACAATGTATGGATTCTGCATATTCAGATAAACTTTGTAATGCCCAAGTCCTTCTGTCTCACCATCACCAAGTCTGGTCTCATATGCTGTTCTGTACGCATCGATGTCCTCATCCTCAGAAGAGTAATTAAGAGCAAAGTCCATATCATTTGTAAATGAGATGCTTCGCTGGTCAGAGCTGTACGCAGGATCAAACACAGTGAATCCACCGAGAGGAGTGACATGATACATTGGAATGAGTCTGTCCTGCTCGTCCCTTGCCTGGGAGTTCTTGAAGTATTCCATCTGACCATCTGACAGGATGTTGCCATCGCTGTCCTGTGTAGGCAGGCTGTAGCGGATGTCATTGCTATCCGGATTGAATCTCTCTGACAGCGGAATGACTGAGCCATCTTCTGCGTAAGTTACTGGGTCCGCAGATTTGACTTGATTACTGTCAAAGACAATATATGTCTCGACATCTTCTCGTTTGCCGTTGACATATCTATGCCCATCGTATCCAATGTATATCCCATCAAATTGTCTGCTATCGCTAAGGAAGTAATCATTAAGAAGCTCACGCAGTCTGCCACGATACCCATTCTCGACAGTTCTTAGCTCTTCAAGCATCTCATCCCATTCGGAGCTTAATGCATTGTACTGCTCGTCCGTGACATCTTCGCCAAACATCAAATTTTCAAGAGCTTCCATTCTATCGTCGATAACACCTACATCGGCATTTTTCGCTTCGTCTAATGCTTCATAGTTTGCAACATGCTGGCGATACCATTGGTTTGCTTCTTCTCTATTCTTGAATTGAAGCAATCTTCCTGTATTAAGGAACACATGCATCTGCCGTTTTCCTTCCAGGCCGATGTCATGGTCATTAGTTTTAAAGAATAACCCATTAGGTGTTTCGCTGTCATTTATTGCAGCTTGCGGATTATCATTGTTAAATACAGTAAAGATTCCACCAGTCTGATGCCATGCCTCTGTAGTATATCCGGCTCTCTCGGCAGCCTCATTGACCAGTCTCTGAGCCTCTTCCATATTTCCGGAATTAACAGCTTCCATGTATGGCTCGTCAAGGTCCTCGGAGATTGACAGCTTTGCATCTTTAGGAATCCCTTCTCCTGTCTTAGGATTTGTGTAGTCCTCTGTTCCGTATCTAACAGAATTAATATTGGAGTCTGCTATTATGCTATGCTCACCTTCTCTTGAAAGAAGATCCTGCATGACATTGCCCTTGCGGTCCTGCCATCTCTGCAGCTTATCATTCTGAGCCTTAGCACCTTCTTCGATTACGCTCTTGAGTTCTGAAAGATCGTTGTCAGTTACAGTCTCGCCTGCTTCAGCTTTCGCATCTACATCCACTCCAGGATATTTGTTGTGTACTTCGTGCTGAGGATATAGTGAGCCATTATCATCTGCTACCATGAAGTCAAACAGCATTTTATAATATCCAGGGCTGTCTGCGAATTCATGGAACACCGGAATGTAGTTGTTCTCAATGCAGTCCTCAAGATATCTCTCTGAAACATCTGAGATTTCCTTTGCTGTATCAAGGCTCTTGTACACATCAAACGCACCTGTGTTGCTGCCTTCAACCTTATCACCGAATTTAGCATCAAGGTTTTTACTAAACGCATCAGCAAAGAATGCCCTTGCAGGATGAGCTTCGCCTTTGTTGTTCTTCTTGAATTCCGCATATGCAGACTTCAGGTCATTATATGTCTCTCCGTCTATGGCCCAAGATTCAGCTTTGTATGTGTTCTGCCTATCGGAGTAATCTCTCGCTACTTTGAGATTAGTCTTGTTGGAAACAACAACAGGGAGATTGCTGCTGTGATATGGAATGATGTATCTTACATTCTCATCATCCATCATCATACGGAGATGCTCGTCACCAAATGCTACTCCTATTATTCCTACATTCTCTCTGTATCCGTCCTGGTCCTGCAGAGCCTTTGCTTCTCTGTAATTAATGCTCTGCTCAAACGGCTTGTTGCTGTTAGCTTTTCTTTCAGCCTCTGCTTCAGACAGTCCTTCAGAAATGTACTGATTGTACATGCGCTGATACTGTTCATTTACATAGTCCGCATCAGAAACGAGATAAGTCAGATAACCCTTCTTGCCTTCCAATGTGATTGGTCTGTAAGGTCTCACTGCCCAATCAGCAGTTTTTCTGCGAGCCTCTTCTTCTGTTGCCCCTTCAGAAATGTACTTGCCATACTTCTTCTTGAGCTTCTCGTCAGTGTTGGCATTCTTATATGCAGTCTTGTATTCTGCAGGAGTCTCTGTCACAAAACGCAGGCCCTGATACTTGTCTGCATATTGCTTTGCATCCGCTTCGGATATGCCAAGATCTTCCGCCCACTGTTTGCTGTTCTTGACATCAAACATGACGGACATGTTTATCTTCGCTCCGGTCAATCCGAATATCTTTGCATAGGCGATTACCTTTGTATATGCATGTATAGGGAGCTTTCTGTACGCAGCATCAGCGATAAGTTGGAAGTGATCGTACACATGCTCAATCATGAAGTCAGAGAAACTCTGAATTCTGATTCCGCCTATAGACTTCAGATATTTTTCCATCCTCGTCTTTTTATAGTTCTTAGGAAGAAGAGCTACCTCTGAATTATATGGCGTGAATCCAAGGATCTCCTTTGGTACTCCTGCTCCGTACATGGACTTTATCTGCCCTACCATATCTATTTTGGCATTGGACAGTTTCCTAAACCCTTCAAAGCCTTCAGGAGTAAGAAGGTCGGATGGCCTTATCAGTTTGAGCAGAGGCGAATCGACATCGCCTGCTTTGACAATCTCGTTCATAAGCACTTGCGTCCTTGCGAGAGGAGCACCCTTGAATGCTTTTGCTCTGCCATAATCTCCCCAATTATCATCTGCTGCGGACCACTGCTCGCCTGATACTTCTTCCTTGGAAAAGTTGAAGTATTCTTCTTCAGGAAGGCCAAGTTTTCTTCTCGCCTCTCTGACAGGCTTATTCCATCTGTCTTCAACATTTTGGAAGAATGTATCGATGTGGTAACGCCTCGACTCTACAAAACATCCAAGACATGCAGTGTCGATACCTTCTGCTTTCAGAGCCTCGTTTATCTTCCACATATTGTCAGGAGTCAGTTTGATTTCTGAGAATACTGAAGCTCCGGTCTCAGCATCGTGAGCTTTTGCTATCTCTTCAATCACCTTTGTAAATGAGATTCTCTTATTACAAACAGTGCTGAAGTCAAAGTTTACAGGATACTCATCGTTCTTCTTCATTGCGGAGAAGTTAACACTGCGAATCTTGCCATTCTTGTCTCTTCTTACGGATACAGTACCTGACTCAAGATCATCCCATCCAATAAACTGATATTTAAGTCTGAGGCCATTCTTATCTGTAAGGAATTCGCCTGCAGCATCCATGAAGCTGTCTATGGCATTGACAATAGCGTTAGCTTGACTTTCAGGGAAGTTTTCTTTTATCAGCTTGGTCCTCAGCTCTCTGCCTGACATTTCATTCTTGAAGCCTCGGAATTCACCCTTCCCTGCTCTGAACGTGGCCTTTGCTTGTGGCTCGTTCTCTGTTGTCATCGAGAATCTGACATCAGGACCGATGTCATGCAGCACAGCTGCCTCTTGTTCTGTTATGGTATTACCTTCGGAGTCTGTGTCGCTCGATTCAGTTTCGCTGACAGACAGTCTGCTTTCATCATCGCTGATAGACTTCCTACCTTCCTCATATATCTGATTCTGCAGCTCATCGACAGCCTGTGCAGCTCTTACCTTTGTAGCCTCGTTCAGCGCACGAATCCAGAGTGACTCAGCCTCGGAAAGTACATCAAGGTATGACAGCAGATTCTTATGGAAATTGTTGTTCTGTCTGAATACTGTGTTAGCAATCATGTCACGCAGACTGCGGAGTGCATTCCTGATGGAATTCAGGATAGACTTCGCCATGCCTACATCCTGAGTGCAGACAGCTCTTGCGAATCTAGGATCATCGATAGCCTCTGCCATTGCGTCAGCCACGATTTCTTCAAATGCATCAGCCTCTGAAAGATTCTGTGTAGCCTTGCTGCCGTAGAGATCCATCTTATGCTTGATCTCTCTCTGCATTCCGGCATAGTCCTTCTCGAACCATGCGTCACGGATGAGGTTCTCCAGCTTGGTGTATTCTGCCGGAGCATACTTCTTTATCTGGTGTGTCATTTCGTGCATGAACACATAGCCAAGATTCTGCTCGGCAGCTGAATTAACATTGAGGATGATCGTGTCTCCATATGACGAGCCATTAGCCTGGCCTATCACATTGCCGTTCTCATCCTTTAGGTCGAGATGTGATGCGAGATGGATGTTTACACCTGTAGCTTCTGCGAGGGCCTTGTATATCTGCTGTTCGCTGTCCGGAATGGATCTCGGCATGTCTTCGTCCATAGTGAGACTGCCTGTAGGGATGGAGACTGTGTCTGTTCCTGCCATGCTGTCAGTTGCAGATACTGTCTGTCCTATGGCCGGAGCCATTGCGATCTCTCTGTCCTGTCTGCCGGCCTCAAACGATTTGACCAATACATTGTTATCGACAGTACGGAACACACTGCCCATAGAACGTACAGCTTCATTCTGATCAAGTGTGGTATTCCTTCCGGCAGCATACATGTATGAAGCAGCATTAGCAGATGCGAGGTACCTTGCAGTCTCTCTAGGATCAAGTGACTTGTTGATATCTTTCCATGCCTTCTGACCTTCTGCTCCGAAACGAGTCATGAGGTCCTTGTCTATCTCTCCCTTGCGATGGTCGATGAATGTCTCAGTCTCAGCCTTTGCGGTCTTGACCATGTTGTCAGCAGCGATGGCAAACAGAGCATTCTCTGTTGCTTCGTTGGTCTTCGCATAGTTGACTGTTCCGTCACTGTTCCTGACGATGTACTGATTGAGGTCGATGCCTGTCTCTGCTTTCAGTGTCTCCCTTGCGAGAGTGTTGCCGAATCCGAATTCATGTACATCACCGATAGTGAGATAACCATCCTTGAGTGCAGCTACAGCAGCTGCAGCTTGCCTTGTGCGGTCTTCTGTTGTCTCTGTGATACTCTTGGCCTCTGAGTCCTCTTCGCTCTTTACAGAGGCTCTCAGGGTCTCAGCTGTAGCAAGTGCGCTGTCAAAGTTCTCCTCATACTTGCGCTGTGTCTCATCACCCAGCTGATAGTATTCGTATTCATTTCTGACAGCTCTGTTCCATCTGCCGTTTTCATCAAGTG